TGGAATGTGAAAAAAATAGCATTCGGAACTTTCAGAGACAGAATAATATATTCTCTCGGAGCAGGTTTTGGCTCTCTCTTTGGACTGATAGTATCAACAATAATATTTAATTTTATAAAATGATTACCTTTGGCGTAATTTACGAGCCAATACGATGAAATTCAGTAAAGGAAATAGCGGAAAGCCCAAAGGGGCGAAAAACAAAAAAACCGTTGAAACGCTAAAACGGATTGAATATGTCTTGGGGTTACTTGACCAAACTATCGACAAAGATATAAAAGCCCTTGAAAGTAGGGAACGAGCAAAGCTATGGAGCGACCTGCAAGAGTATATCAGGCCGAAACTTGCACGACAGGAGATAACAGGCTTAGATGGCAAAGACCTAATCCCACCAATAGTAAATATTTTACCTAAAAATGGCGATTAACCTATCGCAGAAACAATCTAACGCTTGGGCATATTTAGAAGATGATACCACAAACGAGGTATTATATGGAGGAGGTGCGGGGTGTTTCGTTGGCAATACTATCGTAAAAACTAAAAATGGATATAAGGAAATATCAAAAATAAAAAAAGGCGAACTTGTTATGTCTTTTAATCAAAAAACAAGAAAATTTGAATATAAAAAAGTCATCAATACATTTATACACAACACCCACCGCCATAACAAAAATATTATTATATTTGCATTTAATAATATTAACTTAATCTGCACAGATAATCATGAATTTTACTTTAGAGGAACTTGGAATAGTGCTTCCGTCATTGCAAGGCGAAAAGTGGAGGTACGTAAAAAACACAAACAACAGATATTTAATTTCAAACATGGGTCGCTTATTAACAACATCATACAAGGGTGGAAAAAAATGTTCAATAATGCGCCCGGCAATGGACGCAAAGGGATATTTGAGAACGATGTTAAAGAAAACGGACAAAACAGAAACAATAAAAATACACAGGATTGTTGCGCAAAACTGGATAGAGAACCCTTTGGATTATCCACAAGTAAATCACAAGAATTTGGACAAAACGGACAACAGGGTGGTAAATTTAGAATGGGTGACGGCAAAACAAAATGCTATACATGCATACAACGCTGGGGTAATTTCCAAACCACGTTGCACAAATTTTGTCAAGGGCTCAAAAATTGGAACTTCAAAACTAACGGAAGAAAAGGTAATGGAAATAAGGAAAAAATTCAGACCAAGAATATATACAAGAGCCATGTTGGCTCGGGAATATGGGGTTTCTCCTGCTACAATAAAGGATGTAATATTAAGGAGTTGGAGGCATGTAGTTTTGTAGAAGAATTATCAAATGAATTATTTTATGATTTAGAGGTAGAGGATAATCATAATTATTTAGTAACTGAATTAGATATTATAGCCCACAATTCAGGAAAGTCAATGCTCGGCTGCCTATGGCATGTCATAAGACGGGTAAAATATCCTAATTCAAGAGGGCTGATAGGACGAAGCAAACTAAAGAACCTTGAAGAAAGTACCCTTGTAACTCTATTTGAGATATGCAAACAACTGGGATATACTGCAGGAGAAGATTTTACCTACAACTCACAAAAGAGCAAGATACTTTGGAAAAACGGCTCTATAACGCTGTTAAAGGATTTATTCCTTTACCCATCCGACCCCGACTTCACCTCTTTGGGTTCAACAGAATTTACAGACGCATTTATAGATGAGGTACCCGAAATAACAAAAAAGGCAAAGGACATTGTCGCCAGCAGGATTAGATGGAAGCTAAATGACTTCGGATTGGTTCCTAAATTACTAATGACATGTAACCCTCAATCGGGATGGGTGAAAGAGCAGTATATTTCTAACAACAACGGCAAAGTAAATTTAAAGGAAAATGTAAAATATATCCACGCCTCTGTCTTTGATAACCCCGACAAAACATTTGTGGAGTTGTACGTGAAACAATTAGAAAACCTTTCCGACTACGATAAAAGACGATTATTGGAGGGTGATTGGGATGTGAAGCCGGACATACTCAATCCGTTTGCATATCACTTTGACATCAACAAGCATATCGGACAAGCCGAACTGCAAAACAAACCTTTATATCTTTCTATTGACTTCAACTTAAACCCTTTCGGAATAATAGCTGCCCATATTTGGAATGACAAAGACGGCTACCATTGCCATATCGTTGATGAAATAGAAATTTACAAAGGCAGTATTCCGGCCATGATTGACGAGATAAAGCTAAGATATGGCCACTATCTTCATAACTGTTGGCTTACCGGTGATGCCATGGGTAAAAGGGGCGACTTAAGCCAGAGAGATAACGCAAACTATTATCTTCAATTACAAAGGGGCTTAAATTTACACCCGAGGCAACTAAAGGTTTTATCAAACCCGACACACGAAAACAGCAGGGCCGATGTTAATTATATCTTAAAACACTTTCCCGACTTCAAGATAAGCGAAAAATGTAAGCAAACTATTTTTGACATGCGCAATGTTCAATGCGATGCCTTTGGAAGCATAATAAAGAGAAACCGTACAGATTTGGCGCAGCACTCCGACCAGTTAGATTGTTGCAGATACCTTATAAACGCATTTTTATTTGACTGGAAAAAAAATCATCAAAAAGGTTTTATTAAATAAATTATTATATTTGCACCATGAACAAAGGCACTATTCTTTCATACCACAGGGATATTCAAACATTCAACCCTACGATAGCTTTTCTGTTGCGGTCCAAGATACAGGAGTTCTATAAAGAGTATGGCATTCGCATACAGACGATAGAAAAGTTTATCAACGGCTTGCAGCATGAATATTTCGTTATTGAAGAAAATCAGATCAAGATGGAGGACAAGAAGCCTGTCATGAAAGAGGGTAAGAGCCAAGATGAATTTAATACAAAATTGGCGGCATATCTTCAAGAGCCTTTAATCAATTCAAATCAACCTAAATTAATTACCTTAACATGAGCTGCAAAGGATGTTCCGATTGTGTCGAAACGAAATGTTTGCCCGTCTGCCTTTCCAATATAATTGTGGGAGTGTTTGAACCCGACACCGATTATTATATCTACCTTGAAAACGCAACGACAGGCCAGCTTCTGCGCTTCGAAAGCACGACAGACGGCAACGGGAAACTGGAGTTTTCTCTTGGCTTTGAGCCGATGCCAGACCAGTCATATAAGCTATGGGTAACAGAGACGAACCAAAATATCGACCACGAAGAAGAAATAATAATTCCTTACGGTTATTATACCTCTGATAGCACTGCCGACTGTTTGGCCTTGAGGTTTGTTTATGTGGAGGACACCGACCTAAATAAAATATTGTATCACACCATACAACTTGAAGTGGAGCAATGAATTTAAAGAACATTATTTCCGGCTTTTCTAATATGGTTTTCACCAGGACAGATATTGAAGAACTTTCGAAATATCGCAGGGTTTTTTGTCGTGGCTGTGAAATGAGCAACTTCGGCAAAAGTCGTTTCTGCCTAAAGAAGAGAGGCGGCTGCGGCTGTGTTATTGCAGCAAAAACAAGGGTGCCGGAAGAAGAATGTCCTATAAAAAAATGGCAAGCCGTATGATTTATAAACTGCTGTGGAAATATTTCAGTAAAGGACTAACGCAACACTTCCTTTCTGAGCAAAACAAGCCTAAAGACCTATCGCTACTTGTTTATGCTTTTACCGATAGCAAGCTACGCAAGTATTACCGTTTTCAAGATAACAGCTCTCTGCCCTTTGATAGGTACGGCAAGCTGATGGAGTTTCTTACATTAATGAGTTCCCGGCTGACGGCAGAGAACTTAGGGCTTCTTTGCGACAAGGCATTGGAGATTATTCAGGAGGGTATAGGCAAAGACAAGAATGCTGCCAAGGTAGCAGGGTTGATATATCAGCTAAAAGAACGCAAAGATTGGCTGGTGCCGCACCAACTTATTTATGATATTCTTGCCTTGCAGTATATCAGAGAAGATGAAAAGCCGGAGGTATTTAACAATGCTATTCACTTAGAAAAGGTGGAAACCTTTATGAATGAAATATCGAAACATTCTTTTTTTTTTCAGATGCCAGAGTTTCGGAAGCTATTCAATTCAACGATTATGTCCGAAAGCGAATGGATAGCATACTGTCAGAAGTCAACGGAGGAGGACAGAAGCGCAAAAGAAATTTTGAGGATTTTTTCATCAAAAAAGTAATTTACAATATGGGCGAGGGCAACAGGGAGATATTGATGATGGTATGTGGGGGCAATGTTATAGAGGCTGAGGAATTAAAAAAAATGCCGGTTAAGGTGTTTTTAAAGAAATTTGATTATTTTTGTAAAGCTATGCAGCGTGAAAACGCCAAATAGTTTCTCACCGTGCCTTGTTTCCGATGGGCAAAGAAAAGTCGGCTAATTGTTATTTAATAGGCAATGGCAGACCAAGTTCTTGTACAGTTTCAATCTGACTTAGACGCTCTTAAAAAGGAATTAGATGAAGTCAAGCCGAAAGTAAAAGGCATTGGTTCCGATGCTAAGAAAGCGGGCAAGGATATGTCCGATAGTTTTAAGGGGGCCGGAGACAATATTAATAAAGTTTTAACTGGAATAGCTTCGAAAATTGCTGCTGCCTTTGCCGTCAGTCAAATTATTGCATTTGGCAAAGAAAGTTTAAAGGCATTTGAAAACGCTGAATTAGCGGCACGCAAACTTGAAACGGCAGTAAGGGTTGCCGGTGGGAGTTTAAATAATTTTAACAGATTAATAGCACAGTCGGGAGAGCTACAAAAGAAAAGCATTTTTGGCGATGACACTATTCAGGCTGCGCAAACATTAGCATTGCAATTCGGATTAACAGCCGCACAGGTAGAAAACTTATTGCCCTTAGTTTCTGATTTTGCCAGCGCAACAGGTCAGGATTTAGCTTCTGCCATGCAAAGCGTATTGATTGCCACAAATGGGCAAACAAGAGGGTTAAAGCAGTTTGGTATAGTTTTAAAAGATGCCGGTTCTCAGGAACAAAATTTAGCCAATATTACCGATGCCTTATCTGCTAAATTTAAGGGGCAATCTGAAATTATTGCCAATACTGCAAGTGGAAGGATAAAGCAACTTGCCAATAATTATGATGACTTACAGGAAAGCATAGGCGAGTTAATTGCATTGTCAATTGATGGATTTTTAGAAAAAACCAACGACAAACTAATAACCATTAATGAAACAATTAGTTCTGAATCTCTGAGCCGATGGGAAAAATTTGCATTAATATTTAATTCATTAGCTGGAAGTAAATTAGGGCAGTTGGAGTCAGAACTGTTATTGAAGCGTGCAAAGTTGCTTGATGAGTTCAAACAAAGGATTAACGAACAAATTGAAGTTGGTAAAAAATCAGAAGCACAAAGAGCCGAAACTGTTCAAGGGCTTAGTGATGAATTAGAAAAATTAAATCAAGAAAAAAAGATAACAGACGATTTAATTGAGAGGAAAAATATTTTAGCTCGTGCAATAAATAAGCTAAATGCGATAAAGGGGACAATTAACGAAACCACAAAAGAGGGCAATGATGCTGAAAGTGCCGAAATAAGAAATATATTCTTCTTAAAGAAAGCCATTGAAGAACAGAATAAAATTATTGAAGATGAAAATTCGACTTTTGAAAAGATAAATGCCGCTATTGCGGAAAGGTTGAAATTAGGCGAAGAACTAAAAACTGTTCTTGGCGAAGAAACGGAAGCAATGAAGAAAGCGAGGGAGGCGGCTGAGGCAGCAGAGGCGGCACGGCAAAAGGCATTTGAAGAGGAGGTAAAAAGGCAAGAGCAAATAAATCAAGGCGTGTTAGGTGTTTCTGCCAACTTAACAAGAGCAAATAAAATAGAGATTGCCGAACTGCAGAACAAACTCGACACACAGGAAATATCGGAAAAGGAATTTACGGACAGAAGGCTTGAACTTCTTAATGAAGATAGGGAAAATTTAAAAAACCAATTAGACGCAAAATTGATTTCCGAGCTTGACTATGCCGAAGCCGTTGCGGATATTGACGCTCAAATAATTGCCACAAGAAACAAGCTAAGAGAAGAAGACTTAAAAAAGGCGCAAGAGGCGGCAAAGCAGAGGGAACAAGTAGAGAAAGCATCGCAGGAATTATTGATTAATTCCCTGCAAACGGCAATTGATATAAATACAGAATTTAGAAAAGCCGAAGTTGATGCACAATTGGCATTATTAGAAGAAAAGAAAAAAAATCAGCAAATATCGGATGCTGAATTTGCAGCCGAAAGAAAAAGAATTTTAACAGCGCAATTCGAAAGCGATAAAAAAGCAGCTATACAAAAGGCTTTTATTGATGGTGCTGCGGCTGTTATTTCATCATTAAAGACCGACCCGACAGGGCAACTGGCCCTTATTGTCGCTGCCACATCAGCACTTCAAATAGCGAAAATACAATCAACGCCCATACCACAATTTCACACCGGAGAAATTGACATCAGACCAAGAAAGAAAAACAGAAAAGGAGAGTTTGACGCAAAGTTAATTGAGGGCGAAAGTGTTATTGCAGCAAGACCAACAGCCAAATATTCTAAGGAACTGGAAGCCATTAACTCGATGAAGTTTGAAGATTTGATTTACACTAAGTATATTATTCCGGCCCTGCAAGTACAAAAGAGAGAATTCGAAAAGCAGCAGAACAAAGATTTCGGAAATAACATAGCTAAGTCTTTAATGTTAAACGCAAAATTGAATGATGGCAATATAGTTGAAATGCTGAAACGAATAAACGCAACATCAAAGGAAAACTTAATGGCTTTGTCTAATTTGGCAAATAAACGGCAAAACAAGCGCACCAATGTTTAAAATTTATTTTGATAATATATTAATTGATGCACCTTTAAATTGGGAAGATTTAGAGGTGAGGATTACGCGCGACAGCGATCTGAATGCCGTCTATGTTCAAACGCCACAGGAGATGACCTTTGGGGGCAGCGGATATAAGCACCTGAAAAACAAATTAGACACAGAGGGTTTCTGCTCACAGGTTATTGTAAAAATAGATAAAGAATGTGTCGATGGGTCCGGCTTTTATACTATTGCAAACGGAATTATTTTTATAAACCAATGTCAGTTTAATAATTTCCGATGCGAGGCCACCGCATTTATTAATGA